TGGATGCAAAGCCAAAAGCGGATCCACCGAATTGGCCAGGACAAAACTTGTTTTTATTATCGGCTTACGTGCCGGAACAGTATTGAAGAACGTATATATGCCAGCTTGCAGCGCGGCGTTGATTATACGGATAAATTATTTGAAAAGGAAGGATAAAAGGATGGATGTAAAAAGGATCGGAATACGCATCTTGGATGAACCGCCAGCAATTCAGGAATTGAAAAGGAAGCATCACCTGAAGGAAATCAAGGTTGGTTTCTGGTGTGCCTTCACCGCTTTTTGTTGGGGAATCACGCCATACGCATATGTTTATGCGGATCAGGAACGCGGATATGATGCCACGGGCGGTGAAATCTTCGTGCCGCTTATACCATTTATTGTATTTGTTTTGGTAAAGGCATTCAAAGAAATCATTTATGAGGTGAACAATTATGATGATGTGTAAAATGTGCCTGGATGAACAGGAAAAGCCGGAATGCGGCAAATCAATATGCTGTTTTGATTGTGATGAAAAGGATCATTGTGAAGGGCTTTGCGGATCCATTGCAAACGGTGAAGTTCAGAAGCCAGAAGATTGTGCTGAAGCATTTGATTATAACACCGGCATTTCCGTATTTCAGAAGGAAAATGCAAAAATCATTGAAAAGATTGCAGCCATTGAAATCCAGAAGAAACAGTTGGATGCCGCTGAAAATCAGATGCGTGATGTGCTGAAGGCTGCAATGGAAACGCACGGTGTGAAGTCATTTACAAGCACGGATGGAACCGTTGCATTCACTTATGTTCCGGCCACAACCAGAACCACGGTTGACAGCAAACGCCTGAAGGCTGAAAAGCCGGATCTGTTTGCAGAATATAGCAAGGAATCCAATGCTGCGGCTTCTGTACGGATCAAGGTTGAAAAGTGAGGTGATCAAAATGGAAAAGGATCCATGCTTAAATTGTGATTGCTGGGATCCGGATGCAGAAGGATGCACAATGCCTGAAACTGATCGTTCTTTTGCTTGTCCGTTATATGATAATACGCTTCAGGCAGCGGTTCAGCGTGTATCAGATGCAATAAAAGAATTGGCTGATGCAATTTTGAATGCTTTCAGAGAAGTTGCAAAGAAGGTTTTTGATTGCCTGAAAGATTTTATGAACAGCATTATGCACAATTGCACGGATCATCCACGCTGGTGGCATTATTACAAGCACGCGAAAAAATGGCGTACGCGAAAAAAATATAAACATTTGCTTCAGCGTGAATTGATTCAAAAAATCAGGAAAGCGGTGGATCCGAATGGCGGCTGAAAAGAACTTTGAAAATCAACTGAAAGATTGGTTGCAAAGCATTGGTATATATCCGCTTGGCTGTTCGGTCACGGATATGAAGGTGCCGCCGGCTGGATATTATGAAAAACGTTGGGGCGGCGGCTATCAGAAGGCCGGGCTTCCGGATATGCACATTGTGGCCGCTGGCATCAATCTGGATGTGGAATTGAAGGCACCGAAAGGAAAACCTTCAGAACTTCAGATCCATGATCTGAAGCAGATCAACGGTTGTGGATCCATTGGTGTGTTGCTTTATCCTGATGGATTTGAAGAATTCAAAATTTTATTGAAAGGGGTGATGCAACAGTGCAATCAAGTTATTCCATGGTTGGATGCTTTGAAGATTGCCCGTTCCGGTACAAGCTGCGATATATTGACCGGTTGAAGGTGATTCAGGATCCGGCCGCTGATGATCCGCTTGTGATCGGCACCGCACTTCATACCGGCATTGAACGCGGGATCCATGCAGCAATCCGTGAATATTATGCAGCATATAACGCAATCACGGATGATAACGTGTTGGAAGCCATGAAGCTGGAATGCCAGATTGAAAAAGCAAGGAACATTGTTCCTGAAGGGGAATTTGAAAAGTTAATTTCAAATGAACGCTTCAGGGGATATCTGGATCTTCTGGCACCAGTGGAACCGGGTGTGTTTGATCTTTGGGATTTCAAATATTCCAACCACGTTGACAGATATGCCGATTCCGGCCAGCTTCACATTTACAAATATTTCTTTGAAAAAACGCATCCACGGCAGCGGATCAGGAATATGCAATTTCTTGTGGTGCCAAAGGTGCAAAGCAAAATCTGGAATGGTGAAGATTTGTTCCAGTACCGGCAACGGATCATGAATCAGATCCAGCCAACAAAACCGGTTGTGCTTCCGGTTGAATATAATCCGGCCAAAGTGCTGGAATTCATGGAAGCAGATATGAACATGAGAACAGCAACAGTGTTTGAAAAAAATGAAGGATGGATGTGCAAGTTCTGCGAATACGCGGACTATTGCCAGAAAGGAAGGACTTATATGCTTTTACCGTCAAATGAAAGAAGAAACATCAGTGAAACCAAAAAACGCAAAATCTGGATCTATGGCGCGGCTTTCAGTGGAAAGACCACCATGCTTGATAAAGCACCGGATTCGCTGAACCTGAACACGGATGGCAACATTCAGTTTGTAACCATGCCATACATTGCAATCAAGGATCAGGTCACCGTGGAAGGCCGGATCACCCGCCGCAAATGGGCGTGGGAAGTATTCAAGGAAACTATTGATGAACTGGAAAAGAAACAGAATACCTTCCAGACAATCATTATTGATCTGCTGGAAGATACCAGAGAAATGTGCCGCGTGTATATGTATGACAAACTGAAGATTCAGCATGAATCAGATGCCGGATATGGCAAGGGTTGGGATATCATCAAAACCGAATATCTGACAACCATCAGGCGTTTCTTCAATATGGATTATGAAAATCTTGTGGTTGTCAGCCATGAAGATGTTTCAAAGGATATCACCAAAAAGAACGGCCAGAACATCACGCGCATTGCACCGAACATTCAGGATGCCGTTGCAAACAAGGTTGCTGGCATGGTTGATATTGTGGCCCGTGTTGTGGTTGAAGAAGATGGCACACGCACGCTGAATTTCAAGCCGGATGAAGTGATCTTTGGCGGCGGCCGCCTGAAGGGGATCCGTGAAACCACCGTTCCGCTTTCATGGGATGCTTTGATGGGTGTATATGAACAAGCCAATGAAGCGGTTGAAAAAGGAACCGCGTCTGACGCTCCAGAAGCCCCAAATTCAAGCGTTGTCAAAAAAGTGGAAGAACAGTCCACCAAACAGGCAAAAGCCCCGGAAAACGTATCCAGCGAAGCCACAACAACGCCTGAAGCGGATGCACCGGCTATGAATCCACCGGAATCTGATAATTCAAAGGCAGAAAGTCCAGTTGTTGAACCGAACAGCGGTGAAGTTATGACAGATGCAAATGAACCCGGAAAACGTACCAGAAGAACCAGAAGAACAGCAAACAAATAATTGAAAGGAAAGGTGATTATCATGGCAGATATATTTGACAAGTTCAACAGTGCAATTGATGTGGAAGGTTTAGGCAAGGATGTGGAAGATGCCGCCAATGGAAACGGCAATCACACATATGAAGAAATTCCGGTTGGCACTTATGAGGTTAAACCGGACAAGGCCGGTCAGGTTGGGCCAATGGAAGTGAAGGCATCAAAAAAAGGTGATCCAATGGTGTGCATTCCTTTCAAGATTGTGGCCGGTGAACACAAAGGATCCTTTGTGTTCATGAATCAGGTGATCACACGCGGATTCCAGATCCACAACGTTGATGAATTATTGCGTTCCATGGATCTTGATACCGTGAAAGACTATGAAGCAAAACACGGAAAGCTTTGGTGCAATGATTTCCGCGCATACAATCAGCTTCTTATGGATTGCGCGGAAGAAATTGATTCCAGCAAGCTGACATTCCAGCTTGAATATGGGGAAAACAACAGCGGTTTCAAGACTTTTGAAATCACGGATGTATTTGAACCGGAAGCATAAGTGATTGCCCGCCGGATCAGAAATGTTCCGGCGGGTGTTTTTGAAAGGATGAACAAATGCGTGATGATACGATTCCGGCAAGGATCCGGATTGCCACAAAGCGTGAAAACGGAACCATTGCCGTTGATGTTTCAACAAACCGATATCAGAAGGATATGTTTGATTATGAAGAATGTGGATCCGTGGAAGATTTTCAACGCCTGAAAGCAAGGGATTCCGTAATGGCACCAGGCAAGGATGAACAAGGGTTGTTCTGTCAGGCGTGTGATTCAGAAGTATATTCAGATGATGTGTTTTGCTGGTATTGTGGCCAACGCCTGAAGGACGGTGAAAAGCATGATCCTGGTATATGATTTTGAAGTATTCAAATATGATTGGATGATGGGTTATGCCGTGCTGGATGAACGGAAGGAAGGTTGCATCTGCAATGATCCTGAAGCACTGAAGGCATTTTATAAAGCCCGGATCAATGATATTTGGGTTGGTTTCAATAGCCGGAATTATGACCAATACATCCTGAAATCAATTCTTGAAGGGCTGGATCCGAAACGCTGCAATGATTTTATCATCCTTTATGGTCAACCTGGTTGGAAGTTTTGCAGCCGGTTCAGAAATTATCCGCTGAATAACTATGATGTGATGAACAATATTGACCGTGGATTGAAATTCTTTGAGGGATCCATGGGAAACAACATCAAAGAAACCAGCGTTCCCTTTGATCTGGATAGAAAGCTGACACCGGAAGAACTGGAAGAAACAAAAAAATATAATTTGCATGATGTGGAACAGACAGCGGAAGTGTTCCTGAAGCGGAAGGCTGATTTTGAAGCGCAACTTGATCTGGTGAAGATCATATGCAAGGGCCGGCCGCTGGATCTGTCATTGATCAGCAAAACGCGGCCGCAATTGTCAGCAATCATTCTGGATGCCACGAAACAGGAACATGATGATGAATTTGATATCAATTTCCCTGACACCATGCAGATCCAAAAATATAAAGCCGTGCCGGATTGGTATGCAGATCCGGAAAATCATCATTACAAAGATGGTAACAAGAAACACGCGCTTGAAATTATGATTGCCGGATGCCCGCACACTTTTGCGTGGGGCGGTGTGCATGGCGCACTGGAAAAATACCACGGTGAAGGGTTTTATCTGATGGCTGATGTGGCATCCCTTTATCCATCATTGATGATCCGGTACAATCTGCATTCCAGAAACATGAAGGATCCACAAAAATTTGTTGATATATACAACACGCGCCTGAAGCTGAAGAAAGAACACAATCCGCTTCAGAAGGTTTTGAAACTGGTGCTGAATTCAACCTATGGTGTTATGAAGGATTATTCCAATGCCCTTTGTGATCCGCGGCAAGCCAATAGGGTTTGTGTATATGGCCAATTGCTGATCCTTGATCTGATTGAACATATTGAACGGGCGGTTCCCGGCATCCAACTGATCCAAAGCAACACGGATGGCATTTTGGTGAAGCTTCAGGATCCGGCTGATTATTACAAGGTTGATGATGTGGCCTATGAATGGGAACAGCGCACTGGCCTGAATTTGGAATTTGACGAATACCACAAGGTGTTTCAGAAGGATGTGAACAATTATGTGATTGTGGCATGGGATGGCCACACAAAGACAAAAGGCGCGTATGTCAAAGCGTTGTCTGATCTGGATTATGATTTGCCGATACTGAACACGGCCCTTGTGAAATACATGGTGGATGGCGTGCCGGTTAGCGCAACAATAAATGGCTGCAATGATCTGAAGGAATTCCAGATGGTTGGCCGTGCATCCGGAAAATATACGTGCATTTTATACGGTGAAAAAGCTTTGAATGAAAAAACAATCCGGATTTTTGCATCAAATGATGAAGCGGATCCGGGCGTGGTAAAGATCCACGCTGAAACCGGAAGGCCGGCAAAGATAAGCAACAGCCCGGAACATTGTTTCATCTGGAATGATGATGTGAATGGTGTTCCAGGTCC